TGGAGGAACACGGTCAGGAGTACACAATGCCCAACAAAGAGGACGAACTTCAACCAACAATTGCTTGGGAGGAAGTAGAGTTTCTGAAACGGAAGACAGTTTATCATCCGAAGTTGGGTAAGGGTGTTGGTGCTTTGAGTTTAGAGTCCATTTGCAAGAGATTGATGGCATATATTAATTCTAACAATGAGATATCTGAATTTGAACGTATGGTTGAAAATGCTGACTCCTCACTCTTGGATTTTTTCCTTCATGGTGAGGCTGAATATGAAAAGTTCAAAGATTTGCTTCGAGAGCTTGTTGGAGACAGAGTATGGAATTGTATGCATTTCAGCTCGAGGTCATACGATGATTGGGTTCTCTGGTGGAGAGAACAATATTTGGGTGAGAGTGTGCAACCCGAGTTTGATGAAGAAACTCAAATAGTACTGGCCCCGCAATGCTCGTGGGGCACCACGGAAAAGTTGAAGAAGCAAGACGCGTATTGGATACCATCAATTCTATCTTTAGGACGAGATAGATTGATAGGCTTGCGCGTTGAGAGCCCTAATTTTAGGTATTGGTGTTTACCAATGAGTTGCTCGCTCAACTGTCCACAACGGGATGCGAATATAATGCTAAGCGCATACCCGACATGGTGCATTGGGAATTGTTTGATGATTAGAAAAGAATGTGAAGATCACAATGCAGAAGTTAAACTGCAAGAACAAAACGAAAAATCCCTGGAAGAGCAATCAGGGTATGTTCCAATCTCGAGAGGAGTGGAACATGATTTGAGAAGAGCGTTCGAATTGCTGGACAGGGTTTTACGGAATCTTCCCAGAATGATGAACGATGATTTGTGCATCAACCGAGCAAACATGCTTTTGCGACACGCTAACGACCTCATTGTTTTCTCTCAGGAGTTACTTGAGGATCCCATGCAAGCTTTGGAAGAGCAATCAGGCCCAATTGAGAATGTAGAATCGCATAAGGGGCATAATGTGGAAACCGAGTGGAATGTGGCGTTTCATGACGCAGATGGAGGTTATGCTTTGAATATGGAAGTTCCAGATGACGATGTTCGTAAGACGCGCTTGGATGTTGCCACTAATTACAAAGATGATTTGGAGAGACCTGCTTTGATAGCTGATTTCAAGTGGCAATATGGAAATGGTTCGCAAGGCGCGAAATTTTCTGTATGGGAACTTTTGCGTACACAGCCTTTTATTAGGGATCGTTTGAGGAATCACAAGTTGTTCAGAGGCGATTTGGTACTTAAAAGTGTCATTAACGG